GTGGTTGATTTTGAAGGAATAAACGCAAGAAAAACTAAAGATGCGGCTCAGATGATTTTGGAAGATTATAGAAGATTAAGAATGGTAGCCAGACGTGAGATCCATCAAAAAATGACAGTCAGCTATGATTCGCAACCTGGAAGTACAGCTGACACTACACCGCTCATTGAAAAGAAAGTTGTGGCGAAGGTATATGCGGAAACAGAAACGGAGCGCATTAAAGCAGCAGTTGAATCTATACCAAATGAAACAGCGAGAGAAGTTCTGATGGAAAAATATATTAGAGGGTATGAAAAATATGATAGCGAATGTCAGTTGAATTTGGATATTACTCCCTCAACATATAATAAGTATAAAGCTATGGGGTTGCTAGCTTTTGCCTGGGCTATTGGATGCGAAGAATATTAACGCAACGTAAATGTAATGACAATTCAATGTAATTACAACTAAAATTCAATGTAAATTCAACCAAAAAGCAAAAGATTAGTAACGTACCTAAATGATATTATGGTATTGTCGAAAGATTAGTGATTCGGCAAAGTCCTTCATTCATCTGAGAATTGTAGAGGAAAAAAGATTGTTAACGGCTCGTAACCTTTACACGGAGGTTGCGAGTATTTTTACATAAATTTATTAAGGAGAGATAACATGAACGTATTTGAATTTATGTCGCAGCATCCTTTTTTAACATTCTTTATTGCGCTAATGTTTTTTGACTCAATAGACTATGCGGTTAAATGTTTTACAGGTGCGAAAATTAGCAGTAAAAAATAGGAGGACGGGATAATGAATAAGTACAGAAAGAAACCAGTAGTGGTTGAGGCAGTCGTATTCACCACAAAAAATGATATTGAATTAAATAAAGCAAAACTATTTGCTGGTACTTATTTTATTGAACACCAAGAACACTATGCATCCGACAAAAAGATTTACTATATACGGACGTTGGAAGGCGATATGAAAATAAGTGAAGGCGATTATATTATTAAAGGTATACAAGGCGAGTTCTATCCATGTAAGCCGGATATATTTGAACAGACATACGAAATGGTGGAGGGATGACATCGTGGATGAAAAAATGATTTATTCATCTTTGTTGTGGCACAGAGATCACTTGATACAACAAAGAAAAAGATTAACTGAAGCTACAGGCTATGTAGTTTATTCAAACATTTGGGAGAGCATGAGAGTTAGTACTCAACTGGAACGCTTGAATGAAGATATAGAAAGAATCGATAAACAGTTAGAACAAGTTCGTGAGTTCTCACAGGTGGTTGTAGATATAGGGATTACTACCGGAGAAACGTCTGATCGTGTTGCTGAACTATTAAGGAAGTTCAGTGAGGATAATAAGGAGGTTGAAGAATCATGGATGTAACCGAAGCGATTCAAAAAGGATTTACTATCTTAGTCCTGAACGAAGCAACAGCAAAGATGCTGCGTAAGAAGTATGACTATCCGTTGTTCCGTTCTCATAGAACGAAAGCATTAGATGCTGTTAAAGGTTTGCTTATCGATGAAACGTGCGACGTAACGAAGATTAAAACGGATATGGATAGCGTTCCGGTATACTTTAGCAAGGTATCAGTAAACGAATATAAAGACCTCCTGGAGCATTGTAACCAGCTGATTTTAGACCAGGCTGATGCGCTAAAAGATGCTATCGCATTAAGAATGTTCTGCGGCTATATCCAGAAGTACCTGCAGGAATTAGAGGACGCAGGTGATAACGTGGGTTTGCAGCCAACGATTGATAATCTGATTAAGCTGATCAGAACGTTTGATAATAAAGCGATGGAAGTTGGCCCATTCAACAAAGGAGCTTATATGAAAGCAGCAAACGAACCTTTCTTTGATAAAGAGAACGAGGTGAAACCAATTGGCAAAGCCATTAAAACAATGTAACAAAGCTCGCTGTAGGAAGTTAATCCCATATGATACAAAGTATTGTGAAGAGCATCAAGGTGCTGATCATAAAGAATATAACAAAGCCAGGTACTTGACCGATAAAAAGTACGTGGCTTTTTATAATTCTAAGGCTTGGAGAAAGCTTAGTAAATATAAGCTCACTGTTGATCCGTTATGCGAGATATGTCTAGCGATAGACGAGGACAATCCTGTTCCTGCTGTATTGGTTCATCATTTAATAGAAACGAAGGTGGATTGGTCGAAACGGCTAGAAATGAGTAATTTACAAAGTGTCTGCTTTGCTTGCCACAACGCTATAGACCATAAAGGATAAAATACCAGCCGACTAAACTAGGCGCTCTTAGGTGACGATTGAGCCTAGTTTTTTGTTGTGTTTTTGAGTAAGCCCCACCTCTTTTTTGACGGCTAGGGGCTTGTTTTTCCAAACAACGGTGTACTCTAATCTTGACGTAAAACTCCCAAAACGGGTTTGCGTTTTTTCCCGATTTGGGCCCGGAAAGATTGTTTTAACAATAAAGAGCTAAAAAAATAAATGAAAAAAATTTAGCGAAAAATGACAAAAAAGAGGGGGTGAGCTAGAAATGGGTCGGAAGAAAAAACATTCCAGTGCAATCGAAGGAAATCGGACAGTTGAAGAATTAGAAGAACGAGAAGAAATCGAAGAATTGCTCGGACAATTTCCGCCGATACGTGGAGAGCCACCTTCTCACCTTGGTCATTTTGGCAAAAAGGAGTGGCGGAGGTTATTACCTGGCTTAGAACTTTTAGGCGTTTCAATGTTGGACCAAGGAATGTTGGAAACTTATTGTACGTGGTATCAAGTGTACCGAAAAGCTGAAAAAGAATTAAGCAACCAGGTGATCATAACGGAAATTGGAAGTAAGGACCAAAAAACATTGAAGCGACATCCAGCTATCGATGTTTTGAATGTGGCCACAAATCAAATGAAATCTATTTCTAGCAATATGGGGATGACCTTAGATTCAAGAATGCGCCTTGTAAGACCGGAAGGCGAATCGGACGAGGATGATCCTTTTGCAGATTTATAAAAACAAAACAAAATTATCCGAAATTCCAAAGCCTGTTGATTGGACTACGATTTACGCTAGAAAAATCGTAACCGGAGAAATTAAAGCTTGTAAAAAAGTGATTCAAGCAAGTGAACGACATTTGAATGATTTGAAAAGGTCAGAGGAAGATCCTAGTTTTGGATATGTTTTTGTTGTTGAAAAAGCAGATCATGTTATCCGATTTATGGAAAAGTTACCAGATTTAAGTACGGGAGCACCAACCACTTTGGCACTATTTCAGAAATTCATTAGTGGAAGTTTATATGGATGGCGTTCAAAAGAGACAGGATTTAGAAGATTCACGAAAGCGTATATCTCGATGGCGCGTAAAAATGGGAAATCGGTTTTAGTCGCTGGGTTTGCACTATACGAATTAATCTATGGTGAATCGCCTAAGTATGACCGCCAAATTTATTGTACTGCCAATTCAAAAGACCAGGCACGAACCGTCTATAAAATGGTTGTAGCCCAATTAAAAAAAGTACGGTCGAAAAGTAAGAAAATCAAGAAATTAACAAAGATTTTAAAAAATGAGGTCTTAATCGAAGACAACGAGTCGATTTTAAAAGCCTTATCTCGCGATACTGATAATCTCGATTCATTAAACGTTTTGCTAGGGATATTAGATGAATACCATACGGCAAACGAAGATGACATGATGGAAGTTTTAGAGTCCAGTCAAGGGCAACAAGATCAGCCACTGATCATTATTATTTCTACTGCTGGATTTAAATTGAATGGTGTCATGTATTCGGTTGAATATCCATATATCACTGATTTGTTGGATCCGGAAAAAGAGCTAGTAAATGAAAATTATTTTGCTCTTTGTTATGAACAAGAAGAAGAGTCAGAAATAGAAGACGATTCGACTTGGATTAAGTCAAATCCACTGCTTGAAGTGGATAAACTATCTAAAAAAATGATGACCTACCTACACCGGAAATTAGATGAAGCCTTGCAGAAAAATAGCATTATGAAAACATTAGTTAAAAATTTCAACATGTGGCAATCTGCAAGTGAAAAATCTTTCTTATCCGGTTCGGAGTGGAAAGACTGTTTTGATAAAGAAATTCCAGATTTACATGGTAGAGAAGTATATATCGGCGCCGATTTATCTCGAACTCGTGATTTAAGTGCGCTGACTTGGCTTGTACCCCTGGATCAAGAAAAACATTTTTTCATGGATTCAAAATCTTTTATTGGTACAAAAGGATTCGGTATCGAAGGAAAAGAACAGCGGGACATGATTGATTATCGTGATTTAGAGAGAAAAGGATTTTGCGAAATCACAAAAAAAGATTCGGGAATTGTCGATTACAAGCGAATCATTGAATTTATTGATGAACTCGTTGAGAAATACAATTTCAAGGTTGCTGGAATATACTACGATGAATATTCTAGTCCAAGTTTTATCACTGAGTTAGAAGAAAAATACACATTGATAGAAGTTAGACAAGGGCTGAAAACATTAAGTCCGGCTACAAAACAGTTCCAAATTTATGCAGATGAAAAACAAATTCACCATTCAAATAATCCGCTATTAAATACAGCGATTAATAATGCGATTGTGGTAGAAACCAATGATGCGGTGCAAATTAACAAAAATAAAAATAGAAACAAAATCGATCCGATTGCTGCAGGTATTAACGCCTTTACAGGTGCACAATACCACGAATTTGGTCGTGTTTATCGTGATTCCGAGTATTACAAATCCGATAACTTTTCTTTTTAAAGGGGTGATAATGTGAAATTTGATGTGATGAAACGGATTTTGTTGGCCATGTTGCCAACGTTGTTATTTTTAATCGGAGGCGCAATCGTTTGCTACGGCGCTTATGTGTTTAACCCAATAATCGGGCTAGTAGTGACAGGATTATTTATGATACTAGTTGCCTTTATGATCGATAGAGGGCAAGGAGGTGAAACATAATGCTGTTTTCTACGAAAAAAGTCGTTAATTCTAGTAAAGATCCATTTCTGGATTCAATTGTATCAATGAGTGTTTCAGAGGGGACGAACTACACCAGTATTTCTGCTTTAAAAAATAGTGATGTATTTACTGCAGTTAAAATATTAGCCCAGGACATGGCGAGTAATCCAATTGTATTACTAAAAAATGGAATTGTTCAAAAACCTAGCCATATCACGTATTTATTGAATAAAAAGCCCAATAAAAATACAACTGGTTGGCATATGAAATTTGCTTTAGCTGTAAATGCGTTGCTAGCCGGCAATGGATATGCTGAAATTCTTTTTGATAAGACTGGAAAAATAACAGGTTTTGAGCTTTTAAAGCCTAGTGAGGTCAGTATCATTCAAGAAGATGATCATTCGATAGTTAGTTACATGGTTGGGAATGAGCGTGAAGTTAGCCAGGAGAATATGATCCATTTGAAATTCTTTTCGTATGATGGAATTATTGGCCGAAGCCCGTTAATGAGTTTGCAGGTTGAGATTGATTTGCAGAATAAAGGAAACAAGAATTTACTTGGATTCTTTAAAAATGGTGTTAACAGTAGCGGTATTTTAAAAGTAATTAATTCTGAATTAGATGCTGACGGAAAAAGAGCTATTCGAGAAAAATTCGAAGAAGCGAACGCTGGCGATGCAAATGCGCTACGAACAATCGTATTAGACGAAACGATGGAATACAAGAAAATGGAAGTATCAACGGAAGTTTTAAAATTGATCAACAACAATATTTATTCCACAAAACAAATTGCAAAAGCTTTTGGGATTCCTTTAGAACGGATGGGAATTGAAATGACGAATACAAGCAGTAATGATGCTAATATGCTGTATATGAAAAACACGCTAAATCATTATTTTGCTGCTAGTACCGCCGAATTTGATTCTAAATTATTGGAGATAGGCGAATGGGAATTCGGTTACGACACAAGACGTCTTTCAAAAATGGACCCAGAAGAAGAAACGAAAAACGTTGTCGAAAAGTTAAAAGAAACGATTATTACGATTGACGAGGCTCGTCGAGAATTAGGGTATGCACCATTACCGGATGGTAGAGGCGAGCGTGTTTTAGCGAACCTTAATTTTACGTCACTAGAAAAAATTGACGAATATGAAATGAGGCGGAATAAAAACGCACAAATTGAAAGGGGGGATGAAAAGTGAGTCAAGTCGAAGCGGTTAAAACCAAAGCGATGACCGTTGAAGGCTATGCGATTGTATTTGATGTTCCTAGTCGTAATTTTGGGAATTATGTTGAAGTTATTGATTCTAGCGCATTAGTTGATTGTGACTTGTCAAGAATTGTCTTTATTGTTGATCATGATACAAGCGTTTTATTAGCAAGTACTGAAAACGGGAGTTTGACGTTTAAAGTTGATGAAAAAGGGCTCTATTTTAATGCGACAATCATAGGCACAACGGATGGAGAAAACAATTATAAACTGATCAAAGAAGGAATCTTAAATAAAATGAGCTATGGATTTTTTGAAGATGAGAGCCAAGCGAAAGTTTATAAAGATGAAAATGGTGTGATTGTCCGTAGAGTCATGAAAATTGATGAAGTTTACGAAATTAGCGCGCTAGCAATTCCAGCATACAATCAAACAGTTATTAAAGCTAAAGAGCGTAATATGGCTAAAGCAAAAGAAAAATTGCATGAGCGAGAGCTGATGCTGTTAGAAATCGAATTAATGGAATATGAGTCCAGCTAACGCTAGGGCTTTTTATTTTACTCAAAATTGAAGGGGTGGAAAAAATGAGTTTGAAAGAAAAAATTGAAAAATTGAAGACAAAAAGAGCAAGCCAACGTGATGCGTTTAATTTGAAAGTGAAGGAGACGAAGGAAAGAGCCGGAACTGGTGAACTAGAAGAAGCGAAAAAGTTAAAAAAAGAAGCAGATGAAATTAAAGAAAAAATGACTGCAACTGATCAAGAAATTTCAGATTTGGAAAGTTTAGAAAATCTGGATGAAGAACTAGATTTGGACGAAGAGCTGGACGAAGAAGAGGAAGTGGAGGACGAAGATGAGGGGGAAGATATTCCGCCTTTGAAAAAGAAAAAAGGAGATGAAAGAAGTATGAAAAAAAAGAAAAAAATTATTAAAACAGAAAACGAAGAAGTTAAAAACTTTGAAGAATATTTACGATCAAGCGGAAAAGTACGTGATGGTTTAACTACAGAAAATCAATCGATTATTATTCCGGAAGATATCAGCATGGATATTTACCGATTGAAAGAAACTGGTGTTGATCTAACGTCAATGATCACAGTGAAAAAGGTTGGTCGTCAATCAGGAACAATGCTAATTGCTAAACGCTCAACAGATGCGACATTAAAAACTAAAGAAGAACTCGCAGAAATGGAAAATGTCGATGTTGACATGTTTTTCAGCGTTCCTTACAAAGTTGATACCAGAGCAGGACAAATTGCCTTGTCAGAAGAAACGATTGATGATGCTGGAATCAATGTTGTTGGTGAAGTTAAAGAACAAATGCGGAAAATTGTAAAAAATACAAACAACATGAACATTCTTAAAGTGTTAAAAGCTGATTTTACGAAAAAACCAGCAACCTCAGTTGATGATGTTAAAACAGTAAAAAATAAAGACTTAGATCCGGATTTAAATATGTCTTTCTTAACTAATCAAGATGGCTATAACTGGATGGATTTACAAAAAGATGAAGATGGTCGCTATTTACTACAGGACTCTATTTCTTCTAAAACTGGAAAAATGTTTTTAGGTGTGGACGTAGCTGTTATTTCTAATAAATTGTTAGCCAGTGATGCTGCAGGTTTTCCAATGTTCTTAGGAGACTTTAAAGAAGGCGTTGGATTATTTGATCGTAAAAAAGTGGAAGTGTCATGGACTAAATTCGATTCTTACACACAAGGTCTTGCGACAGTTGTTAGAAATGATTACAAATCAATTGATAAAGAAGCGATTATCCAAATTCAAGTTAAAACTACACCCTAATGCGCCCCAAAACCTAAGAACGACAGCCAAAGATGCGACAAGCATATCTTTGGCTTGGGATTAGGGAATAGGGGTTTTTATTTAAAGAAAGGAGGGCTGAAATTGGCTATTAAGTATAATGTCTATCGAAATGGTGAAAAAGTTGCTACAGGATTAACAAAAAAAGCATATACAGATTCAGGGTTAACCAGTGATACCGCCTATGATTTTCAAGTTACGGCAGTTGAAAATGGCTTAGAAAGTGACAAAACGACTAAGTTAACTGAAAAAACGGAAATTGCAGCGGTAGAACCAGAACCCGAAGAACCAGTAGTTAAATTGGCAAAAGATAAAGCAAAAGCAGGTGAATAACCTTGGGAAAAATGGAAGAAAAAGACCTGGATCGAATTAAGAACTATGCAAAGGTAGATCATGACTTTGATGATGACTTGCTGCAGGAACAATATGAATTAGCGGAGCAAGAAATCATTGACTCGGTTGATAGAGAAGCTGATATTGTCGAAATGCGTGAAATCAAGCAGTTTAACTATGCGGCTCTTATTCTCACTAAACACTGGTATGACAACCGGGGAGTTGTTTCAAGTCAAAACATGTCAAAGATTTCTCATAGCTATGCCACGTTAGTACAAAAAATTAGGGGGCTTTGGTATGTCGATCACTAGCGTTGATAAATTGAATAAACGAATTAAATTTTATTCAGCTGAAACAATTAAAGATCCACATGGAAAACCAGAGCTAAATTTAACCGAAGAACTAGCGTGCTGGTGTGGTATCAAACAATCATTTATTAAAGACGTAAAGGCAGAAATAGGGACAAAATTTGAAGATAGCAAGACTTTTATCATTCGTGAAAAACAAAAGAAAGAAATTAAAAACGAGTGGTTTATCCTTTATCAGCGAAGAAAAAACGAAACACCAAAAAAATACGAAATTATCAAAATAAATCCAGATGAAGAAAACGATGAGTTTATGGTAATCGTAGCTAAGAAGGTGACGTAATGGGCATTGAAATTAAGGGAGAAAAAGAGCTTGATCAAAATTTGAAACTACTTGCTGCACAATCGAAATCGGCTAGAAATAAAGGGTTAAAAAAGTCGGCTGAGTATGCTGGAAGAAAGTTAGCAGAAAAGACGGCATATAATGCGGACCGAAAAAGTGATCGTAAGTGGAAAGCGCAACGTCAATTTGAAAAAGCGAGTGGGACTAATAAAAAGTTCCCTCACTTAAAAGATGACGTCCAGGTTAGTGGTGTTTCTTCAATGGGCGAAATTAAAATCGGTTATGGCGAGGACACGTATTGGCGGGCGCACTTTGTTGAGACTGGAACAATAAATCAATCGGGTCAGCATTTTATGCAACGCACAGAATTAGAAATAAAAGAAGAAGTCATTTCGATTATGGCCGAAGTATTTAAAAAGGAGCTAGGATTATGATTCCAACTGATGAGGTGTATTCCATTTTAATGAATGATGAACCGCTTTTAGCTTTGGTAAATGAAAAAATGATTTTCTCTTTTTTTATTCCGGAAGATGATAAAAAAGTCGAGAAATCACCAATTGTACGATTGAATGAAGTTGGTGAGGTTCCTAGCTCGTTTGCTAGTAATATTCCGTGTTCTATGACCTGGGCAGTTCAAATAAGTGCCTGGTCACCAGAAACAAGCATGCTAATTGCTGTACAACAGCGATTAGATAAAGTCATGTTGGAGAACGGTTGGATAATGGCCAGGAACTATCCGATTGGTCAAGATCCAGATATGACCGAATTCATGATGTTGGCTCGTGTTTATCAGACAACCAAAATAATCACAATTGATTAGCGCTTTTTACCAGGTGCTTTTTTTATACAAAAAATTAGAAATGGAGTGAAGTAAAAAATGGCAACTTTAGGATTTAGCAGCATAAAAATTGGTATTTACGCGAAAGAAGAAAGCGGGCAAGCTGAAAAAATTATCAAAGTGATCACAATTGACAAGAAAGACGGTGGGGCAATTGAAGCGAAAATTGCCGGATTAGCACCAGAAGCGACCAAGTTATTTGCAAGTGATACAGCATTTTATGTTTCAAGTTCGGGGTCAGGAGATACAAAACTAGATTTAGGAATTGCGGATTTAGGTGAGGTAAATGCTGCAGCTATTCTTGGAGCAACAATTGAAAAAGGTGTAATGAAAATTACAGATAAGACTAAAGCGCCTTATTGCGCGGTTATTTTAGAGTCAGAAGGTTTGAACGGTGACCCTATTCATATTGCTTTAGCAAAAGGGAAGTTTTCTCGTGATAGTGAAGAGCTAAAAACGGGGGAACAAAAAGGAAAAGACCCGGTAACAGATTCATTAAATGGTGAATTTATTTCTCGTCAAGACGGGTTGGTTTATGCAAAAGGTCGTGGGGGAGACGATTCAGAATTTGAGTATGCAGAGTTTGAAAAAGAAATTTTTATCGGATATGAAGCACCTACTACGCCCTAATGCGCCCCAAAACCTAAGAACGACAGCCAAAGATGATAAGAGTATATCTTTGGCTTGGGATTAGGGAATCGGGGCAATTCTACTGAAAAATTGGAGGTCGGAAAAGAATGTTAAAAATTGTATTGGATCAGCAAGAAGGCGAAGCGAAAACAATCACGAAGAAGTTTGCGACAACACGAGACATGCGAACCTATTTGGAATATGTAAAGAAAATGAATCCCTCTGGAAAAGAAGAAGGAGAAAAGGTTGTTTTAGGGAACTCGATTGAAAGTATTGATGAAGCAATCGATGTCATGGTTGAAATTTTTGAAAATCCAGAAGTGACAACAGAAAATATTTTATTAGGTTTACCGTCTGCAAAATTTTGGGAAACATTCAATACTATGGCTGCGGAAATTATGGGAGCACCAAGTGAGGAAGAAGAAAAAAAGGAATAGATGAAAGTTTTACGGTTGAGAAAGCCATAGATCAAATTGATTCAATGTACGAAGTGTTAATGGAAAAATGGACGTTGACTGACATTGATAATATGGATATTTCTCACTTTTTATCATTGATAAATCGCCGCGAAAAAGAGAAAGAAAAGAATCGAAAAGCGGAAATGGAAGCTTTTTTCAACAGTATATAAGAGTTAGCACACTGCTAGCTCTTTTTTTATTTGATAAGGGAAAGGAGAAAAAGACATGGTGATGAATGGCAAACCGCTAGGCAATTTGGTAATTGGCTTATCAATGGAAGGCACGCAAATGGCAAAAACGCTTGACGAGGTTAAGCGAGTTACCAAGATGGCAACAAGTGAAATGAAAGCCAATTTAGCCGTTCTTGGAAATGCTGGGGATCAGTATGGAAAAACAGAATCAAAAATACAAGGCTTAAATAAAGTAATGAAGGCGCAAGAAGCTGAACTTTCTGTACTGCAGAAAAAACACAGAGAGGCTTCCACGACCTATGGAGAAAATTCAAAAGAAGCTCAAAAATATGCCAATCAAATTAATAACCTTGTGAGACGTCAATCGGCTTATGGAAAAGAATTGAAAGAAGCCGAGGTCAAACTTAATGAGTATAAACGTGGCACACAAGAGTTAAAAAAAGAAATTGAATTGTCTGAACGCAGCACAAATGCACAAGTTCAAACGTTAAAAGCGCAAGGGAAAGCCTATAAAGCAAATGTTACAGAATTAGCGGGTCTAAAGCAACAGCAACAATTGCAAGCGAAGGTGATTACTGACGAGAAAGCCAAGTTAACAGATTTGATTGCAGCAAAAGGGCGAGATAGTAGCGAAACAAAAGCCCAAATGGTTGTGATTGACGAAGCAGTCAGTAAACACGCAAAACTTGGTGAGTCGGTTAAAGATTTAAGTAAGAATTACGGCAATATGTCTGCAGCAACAGCAGATTTTAAAGACAACATTCAAAGTGTAGAAGCTAGGCTGGATGAATTCGCCGAAAAAAGCGCGGCAGTTGGAAAAAGCTTAACAACGAAAGTTAGTTTGCCGATTGCCGGAGGATTTGCGGCAGCTGCAAAAGCAAGTATCGGGTTTGAGTCCGCTTTCACTGGTGTAAAGAAAACAGTAGAAGGAACAACGGAAGAGCTTGAAGGGATTTCGAAAGGGATTCGGAACATGGCGCTTGAAATCCCAGCAAGTACAACAGAAATCAGTGCAGTTGCAGAAGCAGCTGGTCAGTTAGGGATTGAAACGCCAAATATTTTAGGCTTTACCAGATCAATGGTCGATATGGGGCAAGCCACAAACTTGGCATCCGAAGAGGCGGCCATGCAACTAGCGAAGTTTGCCAACGTTACACAAATGAACCAAAAAGATTTTGATCGTTTGGGTTCATCTATTGTTGACCTGGGGAACAACTACGCTGCTACCGAGTCGAATATTGTTGCGATGGGTACAAGGCTATCTGGTGCAGGGGCGCAAATAGGCATGTCGCAAGCTGATATTATGGGGCTTGGCGCAAGTTTAGCCAGTGTAGGGATAGAGGCTGAAATGGGTGGCTCGGCTATCTCGAAAGTCATGGTAAACATGAAAGTGGCAAGTAAGCTTGGATTAGAGCCTATGAGAGAGCTAGAAGCTCAAACAGGTATGACACGAAGAGAACTGGAACTATTAGCCAATCATGATGGCGAGAGCTTTAAGGCGCTAGCAATTGATTTAGGCGTAACAACAACAGAAATGAAAAACGTCATGAAAGCCGGAAAAGATTTAGAAAACTTTGGTGCAATTGCAGGCATGACAGCGGAACAATTTAAGCAAGCTTTTGAAAAAGATGCAGTTGGTGCAATTGGTAGTTTTGTGAACGGATTAGGAACTGCAGAAGAAAAAGGGACCTCGGCAATTGAACTGCTAGACGAAATGGGAATCCGCGAGATTCGTTTACGTGATGCGTTACTACGTGCTGGGAATGCGAATGAACTCTTTACCGGTGCAGTAGCCAGATCAAACAAAGCTTGGGATGAAAATAATGCGTTAACCAAAGAAGCAGAAACACGATATAACACAACGGAGAGTAAAATCAATTTAATGAAAAATACATTAGTTGAGTTTGGAATCCAAATGGGGAATTTGTTATTGCCTTCTATTCGCGATTTCGTTAAAAGCTTGACTGGATTATTAAAAGGTTTTAACTCATTAGATGATGGAACAAAAAAACTGATTGTCAGCACTGGTTTAGTTGCGATGGGGATTGGACCAGTCATTTTAGGCGTTAGTAAATTAGCATTAGGGCTGAAACTAGTTACTAGGAGCGGTGGCGGAGTTGTTACCTTTTTAGGGTTATTTAGTCGGAGTGCTGGATTGTCAACAGCTTCCGCTTTGAGTTTGACGAATGGAGTAGCTGGTGCGACAACAGGATTAGGAAGCATGGGTGCAGGTGCAGTAGGTGCGACTGCTAGCATGGGCGCAATGTTATTGCCAATTGCTGGGGTTGTTGCTGGTACTGTGGCACTTGGTGCAGCTGTTTATGTAGGAGTTAAAAAGTACCGAGAATTCAAGAAAGAACAAGATGAAACAGCTAAAAAGGTGGAACAGTTTGGTGCGAACGTATCGGATGCGACAGCTAAAGCCGCCGATAGTTTTGTTACAATGCGCGATGAAGCCAAAACGCAACTGACCTTATTAGAAACTGCTACAGATGAAAATGGAAAGAAAATATCCGAGCAGATTGTAAAAAATTATTCGGGTATGGCAGAAGAAGTTGTCAAAGCAATTACGAAAACACGAGAAGAAACGGTCGGCGCTTTAAACGAGATTCAGCTTGATGTTGGGGTTGCTGGTGATGAGTGGCTAGCTAAAATAATGAATGAAGCGACCTCTAGTTTTGATGATGATGTCAACCAGATTGAAAAAGCAAAAAATAGAATTAACGAGTTGTTACAAGAGGTCGGCGGTAATTTGCAAAATCTAAATGCCGCACAAAAACAAGAATTTGATAACTTAAAAGCTTATGTGGATGAAAATACAGGAGTTTTTGCCGATTCGTATAAAGATCAAGAGCGGCTTTTAAATGCCTGGAATGAACGGAAAGATACGCTATCCGAAAAGAATTATGAAAAAGAACAAACTAGCTCGAAAAAAATGCGAGATAAAGCATTAAAAGCAGCAGAAGAGGATTACAAAAAAGGTTCTGCTGCTTTAACTAAAGCGTATGATTCTGGTGCGATAAAGAGCCGAGAAGATTATGACGGCTTACTAAATGCGTTAAACGTTCAACGAAACAAACAGCAAGCCAAAGCGAACGCTGCATACGCTCAAACCGACATGGCTCTTTCTAAGAAAATTGAGAACACTGGTAAATTTAACATTGAAACAATGCAAACGGCCGAAGAGGCTAAAATGAACATTCAAGGTTTGGGGTATAAATGGTTTGATGATCATACGAAAAAAATCTATGACTCAGAAAGTGCCTGGATAAAAGCTACTAAAAAGCACAATGACGAGTATCTAAAAAATACGAAAGAGCTATCTAATGCTACCGTTAAAAATCTAAATGGTTTTGAGAAATCACAAAGAGAAATCTATGAAACGATTGGATTGTTACCGAGTGAGGCAGCTAAACGAGCGAAAGAAGACCGAGACAAAATTGAACTGGAATTAACAAAAACAGGCAGTCAAATGTCTGCAGTTGCTAAAAAAATTCATGCTGATTATGTGGAAGGATTAAAGACTGCAGATGAAGGGCAACTGGCAGAGGTAGCTAAAAGTTGGGGACTTGATTTAGCAAATGAAGAGCTGATTGATTTCGGTAAGTATGGTCAAAAAACTGCCCAACAATTTTTTGATGATTTTAAAAGCGGCAGTGAGGTTGGTGCGGCAGAGGCAAGAATTTATTTCAAAACAAAAATAGAAAGTATCACCGAAGTTGATCTTGCTAAAATTGGCGAAGAAAATATTGCGACATTCCGTCAAGGACTTTTAAGTGGAGCGTTAACCTTTGATGAACTAGCTGAAAAATTCGGAGCTAGTGTGATTAATTTATTTCCCAATGATTTAAGTGCGATTGGCGAGCTAGAAGTGGAGTCGCTGAAAAAAGGACTAGAAAGCGGAAAAATCGATACCCAAGCGTTGAAGGATCGTTACGCAGAACAATACACGAATTTATTCGAAAAGAATTTAACCGATTTAGGACAAGAGGAAATCGTCACACTGAAAAAAGGGCTTGAAATTGGCTTGTATAGCCCGGACGATTTGAAAGCCACCTATGCCGACCAACTTAAAAATTATTTTAGTGCTGATTTGGCAAACCTATCTCAAGATTCAATGGAAACGTTGAAGGTTGGTTTCGAGCTGGGTGTGCCTGGAACAAAAGAAAAGCTGGATCAAATTTCTAAATTAGTAAAAGATTCCGCTACGATTGATCTCGGCGATAAAGGAAAAATGAGTATGTCTACCCTGGTAGAAGGGTATCGAACTGGTAAGATATCCGTTGATGAATTTATGACAGGATACCGCCAATTCATGGATGATCAATCAAAACTTGATTTAAATGCGAATGGGAAATTTACCATTGATCAATTTGGGAATGGTATGGAACAAGCAAAATCATATACTACTCACAAAGCGAGTGATGTTTTCCAAGGTGTTCAAAAAGAGTTAGAAATGGGCCCAATATCCTATGAAAAAGGAAAAATTGCTGTTAATAACCTGGCGCAAGGTATTGTGGATTATACACCGCAACCGAAGCAGAAAGCGACTGATGTCTTTCAAACAGTTCAAACACAATTTGACATGGCTGATACCTCCCGCGTAAAAGGACAAGTTGCGGTTAACAATTTAGCACAAGGGTTAACCGATTACGTGAATGAACCTCAGAAAAATGCGAATCAGATTGTACAAGGAGTTGGCGCTCAGTTTAATAATGTTGTATCAGCTAGTAACTCCTTAACGGAGAATTTAGGTGGGACTGCTAAGCTGCCGTTTATTGGAATTCCTAAGTTTAAAATGGGAACGCAAGGAGCTTTACGCCAATCAACGGCTGCGATTGTTGGAGACGGTGGGGAACATGAGTTAATCTCCTATCCGGATGGAAAAATGGCTTTATCCCCAAATAAAGATACGCTTACGCATTTACCAGCTGGGGCACAAGTCTTTAATGGGGGTCAGACAAAACAAATGCTTGGAATGATGAAAGGGTTTGTCAATATTCCAAAGTTTGAGAAAGGGACTGGCGCGAATATCCTTGATTGGTTTGGCGGGAAAATTGAAGGAATTTTCAATTTTATTAGTAAGCCTTTAGAGTTATGGAATAAGATTATTAGCAATTCTTTTGATGAATCCAGTTTTGCAGGACCCGCTGGGAAGAATATTGGTGGGGGCGCTAAAATATACGCGGATAAGCAAAGCGACTGGATTAAAAATTTATTTTCTAGCTTTTCAGTAGCTCCGGCAGGTTTAGGGGCACAGCGTTGGCAGCCGTTAGTGATGAAATCATTAGCCTTAAACGGTTTACCAGTGACACCAGCTTATACAAATGCCTGGTTAAGTCAAATCCAATCAGAGTCGGGCGGAAATGAGAAAGCGGTCCAAGGTGGTTATACCGATGTGAACACATTAAGCGGAGATTTGGCAAAAGGATTGCTACAAACAATTTCAGCCACGTTTAATGCGTACAAGCACCCAGGGCATGGCGATATTTTTAACGGCTTTGATAATATGTTGGCCGCGATGAATTATGCTAAAAATCGCTATGGTCCTGCTGAAATGTTGGGCGTTATCGGTCATGGTCATGGATATGCGAATGGTGGTATTGTATCACAGCACCAAATCGCACAAATTGCAGAGGGAAATAGACCAGAAGCGATTGTCCCGCTTGATCCAATTAAACGCACCAGGGCGATGCGGATATTAGCGACTGCTAGCCGAGTGGTTGGTTTTGAAACAGGCTCACAAGTTATTGTTGAACATGATCAATCCGGAATAATTGAAGAGCTGCAGAAACAGAACTTGTTAAGTCAGCAGCAAAACTCTTATTTACAAATGATTATTCAGTTGCTTTCTAAAAATCCGGAACAAAGCGGAACTATTTCAGACTTGTTGCGATTATTAAATCAAGAAAGTGCTACAGAATACGGAAATTTAAAATATCAGATAGGAGGGTAATCCATGAAAGACAGAACATTAAAAATCTTGAAACATGGACGTGAAACAGACCAAACAGAATTATCTGGTCTTCATTTTTTGGATTGTGTGATTTCAGCGCCTAATCTGATAGCAGAATATGAAGTTTTTCAAGGAGTAGACGGTGATCAAGATAATGGGGCGCGATATGGACCCCGAACCGTTACAGCAAATTATTACTTTGAAACGATGGACGGTTTCGATTACGAATTAGCATGCCATGAAGTTTGGCGTGCTTTTTTTGATAAAGAACCTTATTACATTGTTGATTCAATCAATCCAGGTATGAAAATGTTTGTACGTCCAAAGCCTTTTGAATTTTCAAGATTAAATCTGATGGATATGAAATTTACAATTGAGTTTGATCTGTTTAAAGGGTTTAGGGAGTCGTTGTTAACGTCCACGAACCCGAAACTTTTTAAAGAAGAAGCCTGGCAATTTGGAATGAACTTGTTGACTGCAGATGATCTCACTTACACGCATTCAACGAACCGCTTTCTAATTTACAACCCTAGTGATACTGTAATTAGTCCTTTTCAACACCATGAGTTAGATATAGTTCTGACTTGTGAAGGGAATCCGGCAATTACAAATAAAACAACAAATGATTATTTTGAATACAATCAAAATTTATCTAAATCCGATGTGTTGTTATTAACCAAAGTTTCTCGTTTCTTAAACGATAAACCTTGCGGACGTAACACGAATCATGGCGTTATAACCTTAGCGAAAGGGTGGAATGAAATTGAAGTCACTAGATGCTCGAATCTTACGATCACATTTGATTTTTCATTCCTTTATTTTTAGGTGGATGATATGAAACCATTGATTGTAAAAACCAAGGAGCATGAAGAAATTCTGATAGACTTTCAAGATTTCCAATATGAATGGCAAAAAAATGAAGTGAATCAAATTAGCTTTTCAATTGTGGAAACAGAATGGAATAAATTCGGCTATTTTCTATTAAGTGATGATGAAAGTATCATTTTTAACGATCAAGAATACCTTATTAAAAATTGTAATCCTAAAACAAATGGAAGCAAGTCCGTTAAAGCCATTACTGCAATGCACATCTATTATGATTGTAAGTATGTGTATCAGTATGACGTTAAAGAGGGAGTGAAAACATACAGTATTCAAGACATTTTACATTTTTATTTTGATGGAAATGCAAAGGGGTATTCCTGGGAAGTCATTGGAGAATTTCCAAAAGTTGAGGTGGATAATTTAGGAAATGGCAGTGGGAAAGAATGCGTGGATATGTGTATCGAGAAATTTAATTGTGTTGTTGAAATGAATAATAAACACATTCGGTTAATCGATGAAGAATTGTGGAAAATTATGACAGATCACGAATTTGTTTATTACTACAATACGGACGATATTCAGCTCACGTCAACAAGTACGGATATTTACAACATTACGAAATGTTTTGGCAAGAAAAAAGAAGACGGTAGCGATTATTTCGCACCGTTTATTTATCGTTCAGAGGCAAGTATTGAACGATGGGGAGAAAAGCCAGGTCCAGCTGTAAGTGATGAACGGTTTACAGATGCAGCTGCTATGAAGGAAAAAGCAAAAGCGAGTTTACAAGATCAACCAGCTGTTACGTTGTCAGTTCAATACAAAGGGAAAGAACCCGTTAAGCCTGGGGAAGTCTGGATATTAAATCATAAAAAAATGAACTTTTTAGATGATGTTGTGGTGAGTGGAATACGCAGCTATTCCTATAGTAGCAGTCAATTTCAAGAGGTCATTTTAAGCAATAGTAAAAAAGACATGTTGCGGATTCAACTCGCAATGGAAAAGGCGAGCGCTAATAGTTCATTTATTTTAAATAACTCGTACAAGTTTGTTAGTGACAATATACCGGAGACAATAAAAAAAGCCTCGATGGACGTCAACAAATCAAACCAGGCAATTGAATTTTTAGAAAGCGGACTGAAAAGTAAGTGGAGTGAACAGGATGTGAAAGATTACTATGAATGAACGAGAAACCATTTTGCCGGGTGGATATGTAATTCAAACGAGCAAAGGCATTATACGAAGTGCCGATGGAATAGCTGAATCAATTGTAATCTATCCAGACGGTCTTCATTTTAGTGATGCAGAAATTCAAGATATAAAAACGCGACTAGGAGTCATAAATGGTGAAAAAGGAGAAAAAGGGGATAAGGGAGAGAAAGGCGAAAAAGGAGATAGAGGAGAGCAAGGATTGCAAGGAATCCAAGGTGTAAAAGGTGAAACAGGTGCTCGCGGTTTACAAGGAATACAAGGTATACAGGGAGTGAAAGGTGAAAAAGGAGATCCTGGGCCTACAGTGGGAGGTGATCCAATATTTCTAACTAAAATAGGGTCAGTGGAATAGGAGGAAGGATATGCAAACGCAAAATATTTATTTAGAGCTTTGGGAACAGCTTTTACAAGGCAGAGATTTAAGAAATGCAACCAATGACAATTGGAAAAAGATTGATTATTTATTAGGCAATGTACAGGAGCAACTTGATGATGACACATTAAAAAAAGAATTGAACAATTTAAGAAATGAGTTGTTAGGTCTAATTTCTCAGATTGTTATTGAAGGAGGGGGAGAAGATAGTAGTGTTGAAGTGCGACTTGCTAGGACAGATATTTATGGGAAAATTTATGATTTGTTAGGGGACCGATTAAATGCTGACCAGAAAGTTGCGGCTGCTAAATCAAGAATTTTTACAGGTTCAGCTATTCCGGATATTTCAGAAATGAATACCGGAGATCTTTATTTAAAACCAATTGGGAACATTGATGAATTGGATAATAGCATTATCATTGGGAATTTAGGTCAAGAAGGGTCGGATGATCCGTTTATATTAATTAAAGTAGGGAGTGTTTAAACTATGGCAGTAGATATTTTTCAAATGAATGCAAAAAAAGCAGATGGGACACTAGCGCCATTTTACCCGGTCGCACATCAACAGTCAGTTATCAATGCTATGGCACAAAAAGCCGTATTAATGACAAATACACAAGCAATTACAGTAAGTGGGTACTATCAATACTCCGCAGCAACGACAAATCTGCCTGTTGGAATCCCGACAACAGGATACATTTTAGCAAGTTTTACAGATTCAAAAAATGGGCAATTAGCTATTATCGGGAGCACATTATCAAGAGTGTTGGTCAATGGAGTATGGGGTTCATGGGTGAATTCTGCAAATGCAAAAGATACGGAACTCATTTATCCGGCTTTAGGTAATGGTGCTGCAGGACATCAACAATTTAGAGTGAGTTATCAAAAAATAGGGCGACTTATTTCTTTCAGTGGGCGTTTGCGTTTGCCAGTTGTATCTCAGAATCAAATTCAAATTGCGAGTGTGCCAGCAGCTTATTTCCCTCAGCAACAGCAATTTTTTGAGGTTCCTATCGCGGGAAAACAAACCGATTTGTTTGCGAAAATCGTGATTGATGTCGATGGAATAATCTATTGTTATCTCAGCAACACCTCATCCCAATATTTTTCATTAGACGGAATTAGTTATTTGACTAAAGATTAAATTAAAATAGGAGGAGTTTAAATGAAGCAAGAAGCTTTTTATATTAATCCAGATGGAAGTTGGGACATGAATAAATCTAAATGGTTACCTTGTGAAGGAGGAAATCAACCGATTGTTGAGGAACCATTTACTTTAATTCCGCCACCAGAGCCAAATTGGAAACCAAGATTTAATTTTAGATCAGATAAGTGGACGGAAACTGCTACGGATGAAGAGATGGCCGAGTCCGTTGCTGAGCTGACAGAATTTGAAAAGTTAGTTCAAACAGTGTCAGATTTGGAAATTAAAGATTTGGAAAAAGAGGTGCTAATTGAACAACTAGGGCAACAAGTTACAGATTTAGAAATTCAGCTAATGGAAAGTGAAGGTGAATAAAATGAGTAAGAACTATGAAAAATGGTTTGATCGCTACATGAAAAATTTTTGTACCGATGACCAGCTGCAGCGTTTAGTGAAATTGAACCAAATTACGGAAGCTGAGTATAAAAAGATTTTAAAAGCAAAAGAAGAGAAAGAAATTGAAACTGCTATTTAGTAGTTTTTTTATTTTTTTTATAAGGTAGGTGAGAAAATGTTGTCAATTGAGTTAACTGTTTTGATTTCAGTCGTTTCAGTATGTGCGGCTATTTATTTCGGATTATCAAATTTAAGACGTTCGCAGAAAAATGAAGATCGTGAGGAAGCAACGTTATTAACAACGTTGCTTGTAAAACTTGAAAATATCGGAACAGGTGTGACAGAAATTAAGTCGGAAATGAAGAGTGTAAAAGATGAATTGAAAGAAAACTCACATCGACTTGTCAAGGTTGAAGAATCCACGAAACAAGCTCATAAACGTATTGATGAGTTGAAGATACTGAAAGGGGGTGGTGAAATCGAATAAGATTAATTGGAAAGTACGGTTTAAGTCGAAGGCGTTCTGGTTGTCAATGATTCCGGCAATGTTGTTAGTGATCCAAATTGTTTTTAAATGGTTTGGGTACAATCTAGCTGCAGATGTGATTGGAGTCGAAGCGGCTAAGTTTGTGGAGTCCTTATTTTTATTGTTAACAATTTTAGGGGTTGTAAATGATCCAACCGTACCAGGTATTTCAGATAGCAATCGAACACTAGAAAAGTAGCCCTTTTAAAATGAGGGCTATTTTTTTATTTAAAAAAGAAATGGAGAGTGTAAAATGAAAAAGATGAACAAAGTATTATTTAGTGTGACAATGGTTTTAGTATTGCTGTTTCCTTCGGTGGCTAATGCGTACGTAATTGATACTACGTATCAGTTGACACTGAATGAAGGGGATAACCGAAGAGCTGCAAATAAGTTCGTTATTTTACACGAAGTGGGGACTGAATCAAGCGCTATAAATAATGCGATTTATATGAAACGAGCTTGGTCAACAAACCAAGCCTATACTCAATTTATTGTTGGTGACGGTGGGAAAGTGTATAAAGTTGGTGAGGACGGTTATGTGTCTTGGGGTGCTGGGTCTTATGCGAATGATAATTCACCAGTTCAAATCGAGTTAGCTCGTACTTTTAATCCAGAACAATTTAAGCAAGACTATGCAGCTTATGTTAATTTAGCTCGTGACTACGCATTGAAGTATGGAATTCCTTTAACCTTAGACTCTGGAAATATGTATACAAGTGGTATTAAGTCGCATTTTTGGGTAACTCAGAACATTTGGGGAGATCACACAGACCCGTACGGATATTTAGCTCGGTTTGGAATCACAAAAGAGCAATTAGCTAATGACTTGCGGACAGGTATTTCAGAAGAAAATGCAGCAACGCCAACTGCTCCAATAAAACCAAAAGTGGAAGTTATTGTTATTGCTGGGGGTATCGGAGTAGGAACAAACGTATATGCGACTGTTCCTTCATTAACCAGCTCAAGGAGCCCAAATAGTGCATTCTGGGTAAGTAATTACATCGAAGGTGCATTATCACCTTATGAATTGACCCGTGATGGAAAAGTGGTAGCATATACAACTCGTGATTACATTCAACGTGTAAATAAACTTCCAGCTAATGTGATTAAAGATGGCTCTAACGTATTTGTTAACAAACTATCTAAGAGTGTTGATGAAGCTCCTAACGAATCTACTGGATACCAAACCTACTGGGTCGCACAGTATCTAGATGGAGGTAAAAAAGCGCCTTATCGATTAGTGAAAAACGGAAAGACGGTTGGTTATACCGATCGAGATAATATACAGTTAGTTAAATAA